TTGTTGTGGCTAAAGAAGGCGACAAAGTTAAGACAATCCGCTTTGGTGAACAAGGCGCTAAGACTGCGGGCGCACCAAAGGCCGGAGAGTCTGAGGCAATGAAAAAGAAAAGAGCTTCGTTTAAGGCTCGGCATAGACGAAACATAGCCAAGGGCAGAATGTCAGCGGCTTATTGGGCCGATAAAGTTAAATGGTAGGAGAGAGCCAACATGAAAAAAACATTTAAGGCTATACAGAACCTTTCGAGTAATCCTGTTGTTGGTTTAGCTAGTGCAGTCATTAACCGCAACCCGGCTGGAGCTGCATACTCGGGCGCAAACTTAGTGTCTAAAATGACAACAGGTAAAACAATTCCAGAGCATTTAAAATCTTCTGTTAAAGGGCCGCCACAATCTAAATCAAATAAAGTAGGCCCAAACAAAAAAGGGAAGACTGTAGCAAGCGGCGATGTTCAGTACGATGCAAAACAAAAAAATATTTTAAGAGATCGAAAGTCTAAGGGTGGGTTAGTGACGTATAAAAGCGTCCAAGATCTAAACAATAAAATGTAAAAGGAGATAAATGAAAAAGAACGATGATTATCAACCGCAATTATTTAGACCGCTAAACACATACGGAATTTATTTTTTAAGTGCGGTTATTTTTAGTACAGTATTTTATACAGTCGGAGGATTGAATGGATTATAACAATTATATGCAAGTGATGATGACCTTAGAAGACATGCCTAAAGGATCAGACATGTACAAAGAAGGCGGATTAAAGTGCAAGAGTATTAGCCGCATGGAACACATGTTAGATTGTGAAGCTAAAACAAAGTTTAAGGGCGATGCCGATGCCAGCCAAGAAAACAAAGTCTAAAGTTAACGAAGCAGGAAACTACACTAAGCCTACCATGCGAAAGAGGCTCTTTGAAAAAATAAAGGCGGGGTCTAAGGGCGGAAAGGCTGGTCAGTGGTCAGCGCGTAAAGCTCAGATGCTTGCTAAAGAATATAAAGAGGCGGGCGGTGGTTATAAGTGACAGACTCACCGTGTGTTAAAAGCTGCAAGCTAACTAAAGAAAAGATTTGTTCTGGTTGTAAACGGACTGTAAAAGAAATAGCTGAGTGGTCAAGGCTCTCGCCCTTACACAAGGCTCAGATAATAAAAAGGTTAGAATCTTATGGTGCTTAAAAAATCTCAAAAGTCTTTAAATAAATGGACCTCTGAAGACTGGGGAACAAAGTCAGGAAAACCTAGCACTCAAGGCTCAAAGGCTACTGGAGAAAGGTATCTGCCTAAGAAGGCTCGTGAGTCTTTAAGCGCTAAAGAGTATGCTGCAACTACTCGAAAGAAAAGACAAGATACAGCGGCAGGAAAACAGTTTTCTAAACAACCTAAAAAGATTGCAAAGAAAACTGCTAAACATCGGTCTTAGTATTAAGGGCATTTAACTCTAGTTCGATTTTTTCGTGCATATCACCTAGATGTTTTAATCCTTCGCTAATAACTTTTTCTATAATCTTTTGTTCTTCTAATTCTTTGAAAAACTTTGGGACTTCTTTTATCGGTAGTGTACTATACTCCGACATCAGAAGTCCTTTTTTGTTGAAGAAGATTCTAAAAGACAACAGGTTTCCTTCTTCTTTGTTTTTCATTCGTTGTCTTCCATTATTGCTTTAACAATATCAAGTCCGTCAATATAATCTTTAGACTCCATTAATTGTTTTAGTTGTGATTCAATGGCTTCATAAAATGCGTCATGGTCATGGAAGGCCATAGGATTTTTTAACATGATTTCAATAGCCAGTGCATGTTTATTTATATCTGCTTTATAATAGTCACGCATAGTCTCTAGTATATTATACTCTGTTGGCATCTTTAGGTTCATCTTTCTTCTTTACCTCTTTATTGTTTTTGAAAATCTTGTCGTAGTTCTCTTCGTACTTTTGTTTGTCGGCGGATCGGGGCGTTGACCCCTTTCCACCATGCCATTGTTGTGTCATAGCTCACAAGCTCCACCTACACACGCTAGCTCTTGAGAACCTTCAGTCAAGTCGGTTGCTTCGTTGATGTCCCAATCAACAGTCTCGGGCATCTGTTTAACTAACTCATCGTATTGTTCTTTTGTGATCTCTTCGTAGGGTGCTTGCTCATAACTGTGATTAGAGTAAGGCAAGAAGCTAACGCCAGATACATCATCAAAGTTATTGTAAAGCCAATTACCAATAGAAAGAAACTCAGAGTCGCGATAATAGACTGTGATACTTGGTTTATGTTCACACCAATGCTCCTGATACATTGTCCAAAGTTCAAGCTGTTCAAGTCCTGTTTGGTCTGAAGCCATAACAGCATTAGCCGGAGCCTTCTTAACAAAAGAAAATACCTTTGTTGTGGGTGATAGATTGTCCATCTCTACCGGAACTCCGGCAGCCTCTAGAACACCACAAAGCGGATCACGAGCATCAGCCCTAACACGACGAATATAATGTGTAGCAAATCTACCATGTATGCCGGACGCTGAATCAACCAACTGCGAAACAGTTCCAGAGGGTTTAACACATGTAATAGCAGCAGACTGGTTAATACCCAACTTAGCAGCCCATTTTTTATTCGTGTTAATACACTCATTTTTTAAAGTCTCTAAAGTCTTAGCCAAGTCTGGTTGATTTGGGTGGTCAAAGAAAGTACCTGTTGTTACTTTGCCGGACAACACAGGATGATCTAAGATTCCGGTTAAGCTTACGCCCAACAAAGCTTCTTCTTCTGTGTTCTGTCTCCATACTTTACGAAGATAACGAAAGTCTGTTAAGGTAGCTTGGAGAGTTCCAAGGATACTTGCAACTCGTACTTTCCTTCGCAAAGAGTCGAACGTGTCGTCAGGCCGGACAACAACTTCTGACAAGTTACAAAATTGGTTTGGTCTGAGGATAATTTCCGAGCAAGGATTTGTGCCAAAGTCCCAGTCACTATCTCGTCTACCGTTTTTCGCAGCCTGTTTCTGACTTGCCACTCTACTAAAGATACCTCGCTCACCACTTCTTGACTCATATAAACTTGTCCACTCCGATAAAAATGCTTCGAAATCTGGCTTCTCTGTATAACATGCAGAGTTGTTAGCCAGCCCACGCTGAGGTTCTTCTACCCACCACTGGCCGTGTTTGGCTCTGCGGATTCTGTCGTCTGTGAGGTTGGATAAACTGATGAGGGCTGAGCGTCTGACTCCTCCGACAACCACAATCTGAGCGATTTTGCAGCAGAGATCATGGCATTCAAGACTACTAAGTTTACGTCCTGCAGCTTTCTTGAACACTTCGACTGTAAATTTGAAGAGGTCAACGAGAGGTTCAGGGCCGCTAGCTCTTCCTCCAAATGTTTTAAGAGTTGCTCCTGCTGGTCTGACCTTGGAGACATCCCAAGACGGGAGCTGACCGCTGTAAAGTAAGCTGATAAGTTCTCGATAAGCCTTTGCCCATCCGATCTTGCTGTCGATGACGCTGATTGTTGTTTCTGTTGCATGGAAATCCTCCGATACTGTAGGTAATTTAGTAATGTATTGGCGCTCTACTGAGAAGCCAACGCCTGTACCGCACATAAGTATATACATCATCTCGTCAAAAGCACGAGGGTGATCTATAGGCATATAACTACAATTAAAACCTGCAACATTGTCGCGATCTAATGCGGCTCCTGCGGTCATTAGCGCTCTCATGCTAGGCATGACTTCTAGGTTTAATATTGCATTATAAACCTCGTCATAGTCCTTGCCTGTTAACTGGCCTCGGTCTTTAAAGTAATCACAATAACGTCGGGCTGTTTCGTCCCAGTTCTCTCGTCGTTGTTCTTCAGGGATGTAACGTGCATAGCGTGATTTGTGAATGTATTCCTGATAACTGTCCATCTATTCTCCTAAGTTTTTTAATTCTAAATAAGTGTAATGTTCGGGGTGGAACTCTTTTGTACGGTGTATACTTTTTTGCGGTTTGAATTTTTTTAACTTTTTCTTTCGGTTAAATCGGGCGGTTCTTTCTTGTTTACGGTCAATCATAACCCCTCTTCTTTATGCTCTTTGTTAACCCAATTGTCCGGGATACTTGTTTCGCTATACCATCTAAACCCTTTAGAGCTTGCCCACTCTCCGTGTGTTCTTTTGGTTCCGTCTTTCCTTAGCTTTGCTTGCGGCATAGGAGCATTAGGGTCAGAGAAAAGAAATACAAGTTCATAGTCATCTGGTAATGCTTGTGAAATCCATACATATTTACTGTACTCTGCTGAGTCCCAGAATCTACCTTTAGCCTCAAGCAATATCTTCTTTCCTTCCAGCTCCCGAATAAAGTCAGGGTGGTAGGTGTGGTGAATAACATACTCAACCTTTTCTGTGTGAAAGTTCCAATCTTGAAGAAGCCCACTGTGAAGAACATACTCCCAATTAGAGTCGTATCCTTTAACAACGTCTTTTTCTACGGGCCTAGCGATCCTTTGCTTTCTGTAGCCTTTCCTTATCTTCGGATTTGTCAATGTAATGTTGCCTCTCTTTTTTCTAGTTCTAAGTTTATTTGAGCTGCGATTTCATTGAGTGTAAGTTTATCAATGTCATTGACTGTACCACCCGAAATAAAAGATCTGGCGCACAACGTTATTAAAAGCTCAAGCGGGATGTCTATCTTGTCTGATTCTTCCATGATTTTAATAGACTCATTACTTCTTCAAGTTGGATTGTTGAAATGTCGCGAGAGCTGTTCTTCGCAACAATGTACTTTAATTTCTTTCGCACCCAGCGGGGCGAGAAAGTGCTGAGAAAAAACTTGTTGTTGGTATAGACATGTGTCTGTGACGGAAGAAGTTCTTTATAATTATGTATGTTTATCTTCTTGGCTTCTTCTTCACTCACTAATGTTTTCAACCAATCAACAAGTATAAAACCTACGTGATGATTTATTTTCTTTATTGTCTTTCTGTTCATAGTATCTCTTCTACTCGTGGCTCAACCACAACCTTTGTAAAGTATGCAGGGCCGTTTGAATATTGAAAGGCTCGAAGACCTTGGTAATCGTTAGCATCTTTGTAGCACTCGTGCTTATAAGAGCAGTAATTACAACCTTTAGGTAATTTCATATTGCCTTTTTTACCGTCTGGTATAGGATCATAACATCTTTCAGGCGGAGTGTCAAGAGCTATTATATCTTTTAGCTCAGAAATATTTTTAGTTATTGTAGGCTTAACAGCTTGTTCAGGCTGATAAAGACACAGCTCACCGCTTTCTTTGTTGATAACAAGGAAGCCACCATTCTTAGTGTTCTGCGTAACTTCGTAACCTGCTAACTGCGAAAGATACCCAAAAGGATCGTCATCTGCCAGCGTTCCTGTCTCAAACTTCTTGAACGCAAACCTTGAGGCTGTTTTAACATCTACTACTTCACCGTCAATCTTACAATCCATGTGGC